CCCTGCTACTGCGTTAGCTGTTGCCGCATATGTAACTTGACCTGAGACATTAGCCCCTGCTACTGCGTTAGCTGTTGAGGCGTAAGTTACTGCTCCTGTAACGTTGGCTCCTGCTATTGAACTTAAGCCACTGCCATTACCCGTAAATATACCTGTGTTTGCTGTAATATTTGCGGCTGTAATATTGCCACTAACACCTAGACTTGTTAGTGTACCAGTACTTGTGATGTTAGGTTGTGCGGCTGTTGTTACAGTACCTGCACTGTTAGCATTACCGTATAGAGTACCCAAGAAATAATTTGCTGTTACTGAATTACCTAATGTTGCGTTGGAAGCAGATATGTTACCTGTTACGTTAGAATATCCTGTTAAGTTAGATCCGCTTGCTGATAGTGTTAGAACAGTAGCTCCAGCAACATTGGATACAATGTTACCACCAGATGTTGCTACATTGACATAACTTGTGCCATTTGAAATTACAGGGCCTGCTATAGGAGATACGTTTGTTAATAAGCTACCATCGCCTACAAAGTAATTTGCAGATGCAGAGTTACCTAAGTTTGCATTTAATGATGATATATTTCCTGTGAATACGCCGGCAGTGGCGCCAACGTTGCCAACGTTAGCGTTACCAGTTACACTCAATGCGCCACCCGTAGTTAAATTGCCACCAATTACGTTACCTGTTGCAGACACACGCCCTGCAGTAGTCAAATTACCACCAGTTACGTTACCGGTTGCTGATACTACACCTATTGTATTTAAATTTCCACCACTTATATTGCCTGATACATTAGCATATCCTGCTATATTTGCGTTACCTGTAGTTGCAAAATTATTTGTTGTAATATTACCTGGTAAGTCAATAACTAGTGTCTGCGATCCTGAAGTATATAACGCAGGAGAGGGCAAGTTATTTGCACCTATACCTATACTAAGCGTAGATGTAGAAACTTCTACTCTATATACGTTTGCACTAACTACTACGTTACCCGTAGGAGAGTTAACTGTTATTCCAGAACCTGAGGATCTGTTTACTGATGTAACTGATGAATCCGATGTAACTGTGTATAATTCACTGAAATTATTCTGTACTTTTTGAAACGCTGTTCTTATCGCATCGGCATCAGGATCATCAGGAAATGTACCAAAGTCAATATTTTGTTGAGCCATATCTGTATCACCTTATCTAGTATTTATCGTTCTTTTTACAAAGGCGATAGCCAAAAAAATACCCGACTAGTCGGGTATTTTGTACAGTATAATATTACTTGATACCGCTTAGTTTCTTCCAATCGTGAAGCAAATCAACTGATTCTTGCATAGGGTTACCTAAGCGATTTAGTTGAGTTGACACTACGGGAATAGTTGATTGTCCTGTAGACTTCTGCTTGTTCAATCCACCTGAAATAACTTTAGTCATAAAGTCAATATCTTGTTCGAATGAAGTTTCTGTACCATCTTTGCCGGCTTCGTTAGCCCACTCATCAAGTTTCTGTGCATCATCTTCTTCAGCTTCTGCTTCATCTTCATCGACTTGTTCTTCTTCGTTTGTGCTGGCAGCTGTTGCAAGAGCGGCGTCACGTACAGCGTCACTATTGTTAGGATCGATTTCTTCTGCAACTTCATATTCCATTTGGTCTTCTGATTCTACTTCATCGACCATTTCTGGTTCACCGGCATCACATTCACAGTCACTAGAACCGCATGTGTCACATGGCTCATCGTGTCCATGATCGTCATGACCTTCTTCATCAGCATAGTCGCCGTTACCTGCTTCACCGCCTGTAACCTTTTTAATTAATGCCATCATACCATCATGGTCACCAACTACATCAACACCACCGTGTTGTGGAGCATCACCTTGTGGGGCACCGTAACCATTTGTTTCTTCACCACCAAACAAGCCTAAACCTGCTTGCTTGATTACTGATAACAACTGATCGGCTTCACCGTCTTGTGCTGATACAGTTACTGAATCAGGTGAACCTTGTTGACCTTTACTGATAGATACAGTCATACCTTCAGCAACTTCTTCTTTACTTTCTAATAATGAATTTAGTTGTTGCTCTAATGCTTCAAAAGCGAATGGGCTTTCTACAACTTCTTTATCTTTGAAAGTTTGACCAAATGCTTTGAATGTGTCACCTGGGGTCTTCATTGCTTGTTGCTTCATGTACGCAGTTTTATCCATTTCGTACATATCGTCTTCCATAGTAGGCTCGTGCATAGCTTGACTTGCCATACCAGGTACTGTTGCTGGTGGAGTTGTTTCACCTACAACTAATCCTTGAACGGGCATCATACCATAGCACTCATCTAGACCTTCTTTAAAGCCTTCATGGTAATGTCTTGCTTCTTCCATATCATCATACTTACAGTTATATGATTCTTTTGCCAATGCATGTGCTTTACCTCTATGACGGGCAGCCTTTAGTTTATGTTCCATGCCTTCTTTAACTTTCTTTTTATCTGTTGCGGCTTTCTTCATTGATTCTTTCTTGTTGCCGTCTTTGTCTAAATCTAAGAAATCTGGCTTAGCCGCTTCTTTCACTGTTTTTTTCTTCTCATCATACTCAATGTCTTTAGTGACTTTCTTACCGGCTTTTTCAGCTTTCTTATCGTCTTTACCTTTATGACCCATATCATACTCTAAGTCTTTAGTAACTTTCTTGCCTGCTTTTTCAGCCTTGTCATCTGCTTTAGCACGTGCTTCGCTGATTGGGCTCATCAAGCTATCGTTAGGAGGCATATCAGCTTCTTTGATTTTCTTTAATTGTGCACCAGCAATACGCTTTGCGGCCTCAACACCATACTTAGGTGTTAGTTTTCGAACCAATGCATCAAAGCCTGTATTAGCATTGTTGTGCTTACCAATATCACCTTCACCTAGTTCGCCACCTGCAAGACTCATTTCATTTTTACCAATAGCGGCTTTAATCTGTGCAGCCAATTGTGGATTTGAAACTGTACCTAACGTCTTGTTACCTTGTTGAATAACTTGAGTATTAGTTTGTGTTGCTGGTTTGATTTCAATCTGTTCACCCTCGTTCAATGCACGTTCTAATTGGTCAATGTATTCTTTAATAGAATGTTTTGTTGTTTTCTTTTTATCATGTGCAGGCAACTTAACATCTTTGCCATGTTTTACACCAAACGCACTGAAATCATACTTCTTAGTTTCACCTGATGTAGATGTAGCCTTCTTAGGACGACCACGACCTTTTTTCACAGCACTAGTATCTTTTACTTTGTTGCCTTCATCGTCTTCATCATCTTTGCGACCGTAACCACCTGGTTCAGCAGTATGCTTAATACCAGTTTTAGTTTTTTCTGTAGCCTCGCTTAACTGGCTTATTTTTGCTAACATATCTTTGAAATTCATTTTAATATTTCCTTTGAATTAGTTTCTTGCGCCAGTTGCTGGCTTAGGCTGTCGTGTGATAGTGCTCATTGGACTCTTAGCACCAGTTGGATCTTGTGGAATAATTTTGAACGGGTCAAACGCATCTGGAGTCTTTTTTCCTTCATAAGGAATATCAATCTTACTGTCTTTAGTTTGGTCTTTGATACTATTCAAATAACTATCACCGTATGCTTTACTAGCTTCTTTAGCACCTGGTTGTTCTTCCATTTCTTCATGTGTAAGAACTGGACTATTCTTCATTTGATTAGCATAGCCTTCAACTTCATTGTTAATACTGTCATCGTATTTTGTGCTGATTACTCGAACCATATTAATGTTATAACCTAGCAATTGTGCAATCTGTTGAATCATTGGCTCTGTCGCTGGATAACGAAAGTCTGCTTTAATGATAGTTACAGATTGGTTTGCCAAATTAGGAAATCCGTATGGATCTTTTTGTATAGGCGTTTTAGTAGGTTCACTGATACGAATAGGATCAAACTTGTTTAGATTGTACTTAAACATATCTAACCAGTTCTTATCCACGTCGCCGGCAATTTTGATAGTGTAATTGTATGTATGTACACTTTCTGCAATGTATTGTTTTAGGCTCTTCATTTCTTATTCCTGTATTCTGTATTTATCATTGTTCGTTCGTTTTAGCTACCAACATCTTAAGCAGTTCATTGCGGTCTAAACTCTTGCCCTCACCTAACGGTGTAGCTTCAATTTCTTCTGTTTTAGCCATATTTTTCTGATCCAATTGGGCTTTTTTAAGCTGTAAATCTATCATCTTCAACTTTTTGTTTAGTTTAGCTGTCTTCGCTGTGATAGCATGTCCTAGCATTGTACCAGCTACGCCAAATATTTCGCTAGAGAATCTGCTGTCAACTTGCATACCTAAATCCATCAAGTCTTTGTAACTATCAGTAGCTAATTTAGCTAGATCATCCATCTCAGTGTCGGCTGATTCTAGACCTCTTACTTGAGGTAATGCATTCTCAATCTTTTCTAAGTTCGTCAATGCATCAGATGTTATTTCTTGTGCATCAGAAGGGATAGGTACGGTTAAGCCCATATCATCTTCGGATAGTGGCATTTCAAAAAGTTCTTGTAGTTTTTTGGTCATAAAAGTATTTAGTTACTTTTTGCGACCGTTATAGAAAAGGTCATCTTCGGTGATGACTCTGAAAGTGTATCCTTGACTTTTACAGTAGGCCATTGCAGCCTGCCATTTAGCGTGGTTTAATGCTACTACCATTCTATCTTTAGCATTGGCAACTTTGCTTTCAATAATACTTTGTTTTTTTGGTTTAATCTCTACTACTTCTGCTATCTGTTTACCGTACTTGTTTTGATATACTACAAAGAAGTCAGGTATATATCTAGTGGGTTTGCCAGTAAACGGATTTTTATATGGAATAGCAATAGCTTCACTAGCCCAGTATATAATATGTTTGTTGTTATCGCAGAACTGCATGAAAGTTAATTCCCAGCCCGAACGATATCTAGGTGTATGTTTACCCACATACTTTTGAGGATTTGTTGGAGTGAAGTTTCCTTGTGCCCACTTAGCCATATTATTAAAGCACGATGTTACGTGCTATTGGAAGATTTGGTTGAGGTACAAAACTTATACCATATAGTGCAGCCTTAGATTTAAAACTATTCAAGTAGTAAGCAATAGTTCTGTTCATATCTAATTTAGTTTGACCCTTAATGCTTTCTAATAATGTAGTTGCAGGAATGCCAGTGTCTTGTGCAATTTTAAAAAAGAATGTTGTAAAATTATTTGCGATTGTTTTAGTATCACATGTTTCAACAAAATATGAATGTACTATATCGTAC